AGAGAATTATCAGAGGTCGCACAATATAGAAAATTAGAAATGCTTCAATATCTTTCATTGCTTAACTCCTGTATTGTCGCATAACATATAAGACTATACCCATAGAGATACTCACTCCAACGGCGACACCAAAGAAAAATGTAGTAAATGCTAATAGTGTCATATCAATCTCCTGAATCGATTTGGTATCTATCTGAACAATGAACACAGAAATACTCAGTAAGACACCTTCCAACCGTTTTTGAAGTATATGAATGCTTACAGGGACTTCCGTCAATACTCAGTTTTACTTTACCAGAAGGACTACCGAACATATACTGACCACCACAGTTATTACAACCGAATGTATCGGTAGTCTTATCATAACCTGCAATGACATGCTTATACTTAGAATCTCCCGCAGGAACTCTCTTAGTTCCATCACAGACGGGACAAACACCAACATTACTCATAACCAACTCCTAGAAACAATTTCCTGGCCGAAAAATTTTTTGTGACGACCGAAGCCAGGAAAACAGAAAATGCCACAGAAAAACAAACAGCAAAGGATTGTTGAGCAAAAGTAGACCTGCTATAACAATCCTTTTCCGACTGTTCCACCGCTACTTTTCGCCTAGGCAAAAGTGTCGCTATAATTACTCAGCACCTCTATGATAGCCGCTTCAGTCATCTCAAACCGATTAGCTAGTTCCATAATTGTCAAGCCTTCATAGTCATAGGCTTCACAGATATCAATCACCAATTCTTTAAGTTTACCCAACGAAATGCTCCTTTAGTATCGTCATATATTCATTAAGCATCACCAACAGCGGATAGATGCTCATCATTTCACCAATTATCATGCAAATGCTCCATTCAATTCGGAATATTCTATCACCGGTTCTTTACTGGTAATCTCACCATCAAATTCCAATTGAGACTTTTCGAACCAGGAGAGGTAATCATCGCTCTCCATGGACCAATCAAGGATGTATTCACGGCAGTATTCATTGTCCGTTTCCACATTGGCCATAGAGACCACCTCTTGGTAATCAATATTCAGCGGAACATTGGTGATTTTATACTCGCTACCGCCTTTCATCTTCCAATACTGTGGACATTCACCTGTACCATCCCAATCGTGGGCGCCATAGTTCTCCATGTATTGTGTGCGAATAACGAGCATCATAGTGATTTTCCTTTAAATTAAGCAGCCATTTTCAAGACGGTTACTTTGGATGGTTTCTTAGCGGCTTTGCGAGCAGCAGTACCAACAGGGTTCTTTAGCGAAGCAAGTTTAGCTTCCAACTTGGCGATACGAGCGGCTTTCTTAGCAGCACGGTCATACGCTTTGTTTTCACGAGCAATTTGTTTAGCGGCTTTATCAGCAGCCTTAGCAACTTTACGAGCAGCATCTCGCTTCTGAGCCAATGTAAGACCGTTAACAGAAGCACAAGCAAAAGTGAAGTTCGACATATTTTTTCCTTTACAATTAATCAATCAGTATGGACAGTATCTCATAGGAATGCCGAATTGTCAACCAGCAGGAACCATTTATTTGTGGTTGTTGCAGGAATACAACAGGCAAGTTAGTGTTCACTTACTTTAGGTCCCAATAGAACAGGCCGTCACAATCGTCACCACCAGGGTCAGGCCCAAAAGCCCGTGGACCGAGACTTAACATATATGCATCAAGTTCCGCTTCCTCTAGTTTATCGACCAGGGCTGCGACCTCATCTTCCATGGTTTCTTCAGCAATTTCCCGGCATAGGTCGTTTATTTCATCAAGCGTAGGCATTCATTACTCCATAGTCAGCAATAATTTCATCATCATCAATCAGCACAATATCCCGTGGCGTATCGCTGAACGGAAGATATATTGATTCCGCAGCCGCCACTTTATACTGCACTTTACCACCATACTTAACACGGGACTCTAGTACCACACCAGAAAAGACTACGCCACAATAGACGGCTTTGATAGTGCTTCCTTCTTTATCGCACCACCTCTAAGACCTCATAACTCAATTCAACTTCGGGATTCTCACGGAGGAAAGAATAGAGAGTCCAGTCGTGGTTCTCTTTACGGGCTCTGCTTAGGTGCTTTTGTACCCGCACCTTTACAGACCGCAGAAAAGCCTGACCTTGTGCAACAGTAAGACCAATATAGGAATCGCCAGTCTCCGCTGTTATTGCATAGAGAACATAATTCCGGTCTGAGCGCTTTTTTCTCATCATGTAGCCATTATATGCCTAAATGAGGATATTGTCAAGCCTTCGCTAACCTATTGATTCCGTTAGGTGTTGCAGGAAAGCAACAGTCGCACAGCGGTATCACTTGACTTTTCGGTGGTTCTGAGGTATAATGGAAGGGTGGTCGAGGGCGGGTTTCACCACTTTTCAGCGTGGTCGTATCCCTCTGGGAGTTCGGGAAAATCTGGAAGGTCTACTGCAAAATCTTCTATTGTAACGGGCATCGGTTCATCATTACGCATTGCAGAAGCCCTTAGTGATTGTCTCTGAGCATTAGCAAGACCCTCTGGTGAGTTCTGATATTCATTGACGGACTTCGTTATCTTCTTTACGGTCTCGGTGGTTTGTTGGCGAGTAGAATTGGCACAAGACTGAGAGCAGAATACGCCCTTTTTACGATGGTCACTATAACATACGGGACATTGTTTTAATTTATACTGGTTTGGCATCGGAAACCTATACTCGGAATATGTTCAGCGGGACATTGTTTTAATTTATACTGGTTTGGCATCGGAAACCTATACTCGGAATATGTTCAGTTACTACCTATCTATACTGGTACATTTATTCTTTGGTAGTTTTCTTTTATATGTTTTTTGATGGAATTGACATGTCTCCACGGACTATCGCCACTTCCTCTCATATTGCTCTCTATGTAGCATCTTAAATCATACTTGGATATAGGTTGAATACTCTTACTTTTACAACGGGAAAGGTAACTATGATAACATGCGGTGAGTTCGGTTTTTTCCCATTCTTCCAGTCCTTTATTGGCATGGAGATTATCTTGCCTTTGTTGTTTTCTATGAATTTCTAATGCTATACTGATTCTCTCATTTCTTAGCATATTCTTATTGTCTATATGCCATTTGAGTGACCAATTTAGCATGGAACTTTTCTCTAAATTACAGTCGCCGCATAATATTTGTAGATTATCTTTATTCAGCCTATCTTCGAAAAAATAACGGATAGGTCGTATATGGTCTACATGAAGATTGTTCTCGGAACCGCAAACGGGACACATGGGGGTCAATTCTCTTTTGACTTGTTCTCTCAGTTCTTTCCATTCTTTGGAATTATAAAAGGTGTGTAATTTATTCTCAAATTCTTTGTTGGAATAATCGTTTCGAACCCGTGTCGGAACTTTCATATCGGTACTCTTATCTCTAATGCCCAATGGATTATCTTCCAATCCTCTATACAGGATTCTTTGTTTATCTCTGATTCTTTACCTATCTCCCTCATACGGGAGCACCAATAATCATAGTAGGACTTTAATACTTCCTCTTCGGTCAGTATCTCTACAATATCATTATTATTCTCGTCAGGATAAGCAATCTCAAATAATCTCATATCAATACTCTATCTGAGCGCCGGTAAATCTGGTCTCACTATTATGTTTCGCAGAAAAGGATATCGTCACAATATACGGTTTTCTCTTGAGCCATAACTTGAATATACGCCAGACAAAGGACAGGTTAGTCGGAATCTCTTGTCGGAGACTATATTGTTTCCATTGATTGTTTGTCATATAAAATCGTAGGTCTTTTCAAATATGGACTTATCGCAAATATACAGTTCTCCGTCAATACCTTTCATTAGATAATCTCCAGACTTTCCTTGCTTATAGTTCCCTTCTAGGGTATTGACACGGAAATTCTCTTGGATTTGTTTAGCATGAACGGTGATAGGTCTCTTTACGCAAGGTGACATATTCTCAACAGATTCATAAGTATCAAAGGTTTTCATTGTTTGTTCCATGTTCAACTCCCATTTCATATGCGGCTTGAAGCCACTTCATTATATCTTTGTCGGACATGCCATTGTCCCATTCCGATAAGAACCTTTCCATACGGGTGCCATAGTTCTCTATCTCATACATCCATTCTTCAAAGGTCATTTCTTTGTCCTATTTGATTCTTTAATGAATTCTACGATATTCTTGGCCGTATTGAGGTGGCGTTGCTTATACTCAAGGTGTTCGGTAATCCAATTGGTGACAATTCCATCGACTACGGCATCTTCATAGCCTGGATGATACGGTGCTTCTTTGACATAATCATTGGTCATAGTTATAGTTCCTTTCCGGTATATTCTTTAGGTCGCCGGTCTGATACCCTTTGTCGGACATATTCTCGGCCGCCTTTTCTAATTCTTCATCATAAGTTGGTACGGTCATCCATTCGGACCACCAATAGTTTTCATAGGGACCGCCATGGTCTTTAAATACTCTATACTGCAAGGTCATTGACTTATGGGTCGGAGATATTCTCTTGGCAACCCACCTTAATTCGACATTTTTCATTTTCTTTCCTTATTGATATACAGGCTGAAATCCCTCTCAGCGGAAATCAATCGGTTTTCTAATTGAATTACTCTCTGACGGAGGCGGAGGTATTTGACAAACAATAGTATAATCAGGCCCACGGCAATCGTAAATGATGCACCCCAACCTACGATTATTCCATAAGTCCAGTACCATAAACTATCAATTGCGGCCTGTAATATACTCATTTTAACACTTCATTCGGAAATTCATCGGTCGGTTCAAAGACATATTCTCTCTTTGGTACATACGGAAATTCAATTGGCACTTGTGAATTGCCGCCAGTATAGTGGGACTTGAACGGTTCTCCATTCTCATCCTTATACCAATTCCAAAAGACTTTCGCATCAATGTCATAAGGTTGACCATCGAATCGGTCTTTATTTTTGAATACATGGCTACATCGTTTATTCTGATACATGCCATCACCCACTTCGACCCACTCCCAATCTTCACCGGTCAATGGCACTACGGGTTCAAAACTGGCCAATTTCTGAAATAGGTTAATGGCATAAGGTGCGGAAGAACCAGAATGTCCTTCGTCCGCAAATACATCAAGCAGTTTCATTACATGTTTACAGATTGCTTCCTGCATTTCATCACAATATCGGCCGTTCTCATCAACCCACTTTGCGGCTCGAAATTCGGTCATTGCATGTATTTGATAGTTATTCATTTTATTTCCTCAATTCAAAAATATAGTGACCACCACGGCGAGATTGAACCCATGTCAGCGCCCACAGTAAATGATTCTCCTGAAATGCTCGAATAATATCTTCATTTCCAGACCATCCTGCGGTCGAAATGAAATATCTTTGGCGAGGCGTATCATATTGCATACCGGTGTAATTATCTTCGGACACTTTTTCTTCACGCCAATAATCATCATAGGCCCATAGGTGCCGCATAAACGCAAAACAACCTTCGATATCAGCATAATCCCATTTGGTGATTTTATGCAATGCCTCGGCAGTCGGATAACCGTCCTCATCAAAATAATCATCCATTACCATTCTCCATAGGCCTTACTAATCAAATATTGTTGCACTCTCATTGGGTCAACATCGGCCGGGTGCGCCATATCAAAACCTTTATTGGGACTATGCCACCACCTCTCGACCAATTCTTTACTGCCAAGCATGGCGAATAATAGTGTATCATTTTCCAACTTTAATTTGTTCGGTTGAATAGGTTGGGTTTGTTCCATTCTTTTAATCTCTCATTTGGTACAGTATAACACAATGCGCCTTCCCATTGTGGATTATTATACCACGCATCGGCTGGTAATGTCAATAGTTCTTCGGTGTTTAGTAGAATATATTGCCCATTAAAACAATCAAAGCAGGCAATGTAATAAGTGTATTCGGCATCGGTCTTGACCTTAGACTTCTTTATGTCAATCTTACCGCCTTTGAAACCCGACTGCACTTCCACATAGATTTTCTTTTCATGGTCGACCAAGTCAGGGTCGGACTTGCGGGAGAATGTATCAGGATTCGATAGGTCGTCAGCACCATTCTGAGATAATGTGCAATGTAATTCTTCTTCGAGCAATGGTTTAAACAATGCGGAGGACAGATACCTCAGGTGCTCTGCCGTGATTGGAAAGGGAATAGAGAATATCATGGCTCAGTATCGTATGATAAGCCTCAAGGACGATTCTCTCAAAGTTTTGTTGTGGGTAAGGTAGTGTGGTTTGAATACGGCTGAATATCTCAATCAGCCGTTCATTGTAAGATTCAATTAATTCAAAGTTAATTGATACAATGTCCTTGCCTGTCAGGAAGTCTTTGGTGTCGTTGGCATTAGAGAAACCTAATGACGACCTGTAATATTTGCTCATGCTTCATAATCTAGTAATGTTCTATCCTGAATGTCCCAATAGTTACCAATTGCCGTCTTGGCAAAATCTAGTGTGACATAACGACCCAAGTATTTTTCTTCATTAATGATTATTGCAACCGCCACAAAGATTTTGGTGTGTGCAATTTTATGCACTTGACCTACAATCAGGCCATTTTCATCTCTAAAGTAATAATGACAATCATGGTCAGCGTCCTTCCATGAATATGCGGTCATTGAACGCCTTCTTCAATTTCCCTCGCATAATGTTGTAGTAGGTTTTTATATGCTACCATAACAGAATGTGGTACAACCTGACCATACGATTCAATCTCTTGCCCTATCGCCTTGGCCAGTTCACGGGATAATCTCAATTCTTCAATATAATTACTATTCATTTTCATTTCCAATGTTTGGTTCTCTAATTATAATGGGAACCGCAGGTTGTCTCAATACTTCTTCGGCAATCTGTTCAAGTGATTTACCTTTTTTCTTTGGCTGACCGCCATTTTGATATGTTTTCGGATTCATCCAATCTGGCAAAGGTTCATCATCAGGTTCACCCCAATAATTATTTGGCATTTCTTTTTTCCTCTTTATATTCTTGCCAGATTTCGTTATATAACATGTAAATCATTATAGGCATCTTAAAGAATATCATCACCATTATCGTAAAACACAATAAAAATGGCGATGCGGCCAATAAACATAGGCCCAACACCCATTCTTTTATCTTATTCATATTTTCCTTTTTTGCAATTGCATGGTAATCGACCTTGTTTGCAATCACCACTACAACCACTCAAACAGAAAGTTAAGAATCGATTCCACATAACTTTTATTTTTTCTCCCATTTTAACCCCAAACATTTATAGATTATACGGCTACACAGGTTAGGTGTCTCTTTAACCTTGACAACAGTAGTATCTATATCTAAGTTCAAATGGGAAGCGGTGATACTGACCGTTCCTGTATCCCATGCGCCTACTGTATAGGTTATGCCGTTTGTATCGATTGGTACTGAAAAATTAGGTTTTTCACATTCATCATAATTTAGGTCAAGAGGTATTTGTTCAGTTAAAGGCCAGAAAAATTTTATCTCTTGTTGGTACATCATTTGGTCGACCCACCATAAACTTGTGATTCTAACTCAGCACACCTTTCTCTTAGCCTCTCGACCTCTTTTTCAAGGATTTCGATATAATTTTCTAATTGTTTGATTTCACCTGGAAATCTTTCGACAGCGTTTAACATTAGTGAATACTCCTATCTTTTTCCCATTGGTCATGGTCTTTTTGCAAAATAACTTCTAATAGTTTATAGAAATTGTTCTCATTTTTCAATTCGATATTCATTCGTAGAATTCTTGCCATGAATATGCCATTTATTTGTGAGGCGGATAATTCATATTTTTCGGCCACATTAAACAAGTATTCATCTAGTTCTACGGCCACATTTTGAATTTTTTCAAACCTTGCTTCGTCTTCCCACTTACTCATCATTTCATCACGACCACTTGACATTATATTTCTCCGTATATTGTAGCATGAGTAAATCACTCACATCGTGGGCTTCTATCTCCCATGGTTGTTCGTGATAATTTAAATTACTGGAAAAAAACTTACCACACCAGTATGTGGCCTGTTCATTGAGTTCTCCGTAGGCATATTGCTTGACATGCACCATTTCATGGGCAAGGGTATGAATTATCTCCTTGTCACTCTGACCACGGCATATTTCAAGTAGAAACTCTCTAGGTTTGCCTGATTTGTTGTAATCTTCAACATCGGTAAGACCTAGAAAATCCATGCTTTTGCGAAACCTCACATGGACAATTATATGTCGTTTAAGTTGATTTGTCAATAGTGCATCGGCAAAAAAGTCCAATGCGAGGAGTTGTTGACGGTTGAGTTTGCCTTTGACTATCATTGTGGTAGTATATCACATGCAAATAATTTATTGCGGCAAAGTAAAAACCCTGCGACTAGGCAGGGTTGGGATTAATTAAATGGCGTTCTCGGTTACTTCGATTTTGTCTATGATTACCTGTTTTGTTAATGCCATTTTACTTCTCCTTTTTAAAAATCCGACTACACTAATCTGGTGTAGTTATATTAAGATGATGTGTAATAAGTTACCGTAAATTTAATTCTTCCAGAGGAATTAAAATTACTGCCAGTTCCAATACCACCTGCGGTGAAAGAACTATTTCGACCAAACAATTCATTACCAATATTATCCAAATATAAGTTGGCAGTAAAAGCGGTACATTCACTAAGTGAAGCTATTGCAACAGAATCAATAGGAAATGGAAAACCTCCAATTGCCCATCCAGAACCTGCGCCTGTATAAGATATTCCTGTAGCATCAACTACATAATTTATATGTACCAAACGGCCAACTTTAATATAAGAACCTGTTTTGGATCCAGTCCAAGTCCACCTAACAGGACTTACAGTCCAAGTTCCTTCTTCATAATCATCTAGTGTATTTGCATCGGCTGAAGCTTGTTGCGTGCCGTTAAATTTGATGCCTTGATTTGTATATATTAAACCGTTACCATTAACCCAATAATTGACTGCACCGCCTTGACTGCGGCCTTCATACATGTACCAATTAGCGCCTGTTCCATTTTCACTTTGCACACGAACACAAGAACTGGCATATGAGGTGTCACTGGAATAAACACCAATACCAACTTGTCCGGTACCAGATATGGTACGAATACCCAATCTTTCGTCCCAAACAGCACTGGTAACACCAATAAAAGTATTACCGGTGGAATTAACACGCACACGCTCTGTATTTGCGGTTCGGATTGAAACTGTGTTTGCTGACGGTGAATAAACTGCGGTGTCTCTGGCACTCGCAAAGTCCTCAATGATAACAGAGTTATTGGCGATTGAAGGACCTGTAATTCGGCTTAATGGCATAATAGATTACCCATGAATGGTTATTATAATTTATAGTCTATTTATGTAATCAGAGGTCGTAAACCTCTCCGGCATCTAATTCTACCACAATGTTAATGAAACTGACGGCTTCATCTTCATGTGGGAAATACCGAACGATTGTCTGGCCAGTATGCCTGGAGACTACGAATAATAGGATATTGGAATCTCTATATTGAGAGAACTTAATAATCCAGCCATTTCTTTCGACTGGATGCCAAGATTTGGTCTTAGAAGCCACTTCAAGGTGACGCTTCGTTGGAATTAATCGGGTTCTCGGTTGCATATTCTTATGTATGCAACCTGAGAACCTCACTTTGCTGGTGTTGGAACTGGTACTTTTCCGTTAACCCATTCCCAATCTTCATCGGTCATTGGGCGCCAGTTATTTACTTGCATTGCTCATACTCTTTCATAATCTCAATGGCTTTCTTATGGTCTCCCATTCGAGCATGCATTGAGGCAGCACGAGCATAACCAATTCCCTTAAAGAATAGATAGATGCCTCTTAAAGTTTTTTTCATTTTGTAGAAAAAACTTTCTTAGCGTCAATATTCATTAATGCAGTACCAACTGTGGTATAGAAATTCAAAGTTTCTTGTGTAAGTTTTTTTGCAAAGGATGCTTGTGCATCGATATAAGTTTGCAATGGTTTTGCAAGATTCTCATCTGTTACAAAAGTTTTGACAGTTTGAGTTTTTGCGTTTTGAACGGCATCAATAGCCGCATTGAAGATTTGAAACATAGTGTGCTCCTTAATTAAGCGAGTTTATAAATTGATAAGACTGTGACCCTAGAAGGCATCACAATCTTATTTAGTCAATTATATTGCATTGCAACATGGTTTAGAGGCAAAGGTCTAAGAATCTCACCTTATGAAATGTTATCTTCGTATCGCATTTTGGCAAGAATGTAATCTTTGACCAATGACGAACGGACAATATCATCGGCAGTAAATTCAATTCTGGTAAATGCCTTCATGTGCATCGCTATATCAAAGAATTTTAGAATACCTGATACATCATTCTTTTTCTTATTCAGGTCGGTTTGTCGATAGTCACCACACCAGATAATCTTTGACCTGTAACCAACACGGGTCATCACGGTGTCGATTTCTTCAAAGGTCATGTTCTGCATCTCATCAACAATAATGATGGCGTCATCGAATGACATGCCTCGGATAAATGATGTGGAAATAAATTCAATGTGGTGTTGTTCTTCTAATCTATCCCATGCATCGTGACGACCAAATAGTGTATGACAGATTTGGCGATATGGTTGTTGATAGATATCCATTTTTTCGTTTACATCACCAGGTAGATGACCAATCTCACGGCTTTGCACCGCAGACCTTACGACAATGATTTTGTTAAATGGGTTTGATTTGTCAAGGACTTCTTCGATTGCTTTATATAATGCACAGAATGTTTTACCTGTGCCTGCAACACCGTGAAGTGCAATGAAGTAGTCTTGTCTTTTGTAGGCATCAAAAAATAGTTTTTGATTTTGTGTGAGAGGTTCGAATGTTTTTAAGTCATCAATCCGTAGTTTCAGATGATTGGTTTGTTTGGCCGCTGTGTTAATGATTTCGGTGTTTGCTTTGTTCCTAGCCATTTGTTTCCTTTGTTAGGCAATTTTGGTTAATTTTTACCTTTTTTCGAACTTACTAGGTTCTAATTTTGTCTAAGTATTGGTGTCCTCCGTTAAATGTTTCATTACATGGTCCTTCCTAATCTTACAAGAAACCCATTCATTGTAATACCCATCATTCAGTAGTGCATGTCTGCTGAATATCTCAAAAGTCTCCCAATAAGAACATTCACTTCTGGTTTTGCAAAGATGTAGAATCTCACGGGTATAGTTTTCACTCCCGTTCTGCTTAACTTCTTCTTGTAATTTTTTGTTGGAACCCCAATACTTTTCCCAATCAGAGGACTTACGAATCTTCTTTCGTTTGCCCTTGACTTGGCGAGTGGCCGCTTTGGTAAAGAATTTCTTACCAATGTATTTGCGGCCTGTTGGGTTATGTGTAATAAGATAGACAAATCCGAAATTGTCTTTTATATCTTCTTCTGTAAATTCTTGCGGTGTATTATGAAAGTACCATGTCATATGGTTACTTATTCATCTTCATCCTCAATTTCATCGATATCGACAATCATTTCACAACAAAATGGGCAATAATGTGGTGCATCTTCTACGGCTTCTTCGTTATACTTGACCGTAAATTCAGAACCACAATTATCGCAACTATGATGCAAGGATGCCATTAGTTACACCATGATTGTTTCGCATCGCCATAGTATTCTCTGGCGAATCCGTTTTGAATCAATAAAGTTCTAAGCGATTGACCATCTAAAACGATATCGCCCAATACACGACCGCCGAATTTATCCCAGCCGTAAAGCGTAACCTGACGCTTAAGGGACTTTGCGACTGCGTTTTTTGTAAATTCAGAAGCGGCTTTTCCTCTTGCATCTTCTGAAGGACATTGTGCTCTGTGTCCTTTTTCTGGCGTATCGACTCCATAAACTCTGACGGCAAGTTCAGGTTTAAGTGGTGCAGGTAAAAAGGGTGCCGCTATGACAACAGTATCACCGTCATTTACTCTGACGACCTGTGCATCATAGGTTACTCCTTGTGGTGCTTTTTGTGCGAACACTATCGTAGGCACAAGCATTAAAATTAGTAATAGTTTTTTCATTTTGTGTCTCTCTTTTATATTGCAAATGATGAACCGCAACCACACTTGTTAGTTGCATTTGGATTTTCAATTACAAAGTTTGAACCCATTAATTCTGTTTTATATTTGATTGTTGCACCTTGTAAATATTGCATACTCATTGCATCAACCAATACTTGAATCTTCTCATTAATGGAAAATTCAAAGTCATCTTCGTTCTTTTCCCAATCCCATGTGAATCCATATGAAAAACCAGAACAACCGCCACCTTGAACAAAGATTCTTAATCCTTTAATGTTCGGATCATTCTCGTCTATGTATAAGTCAGTTATTTTATCTTTAGCAGACTCATCTAATGTTATCATTTAATTCGCTAATTTAAAGAACTTGAATATGTTGTACCACATCCAACCTATATCAAACTCCCACCATTTATTACTTAACTTAGGACTTGCAGGTGAATTGTGATGATTATTATGTAGTTCTTCGCCACCGATAATAATACCGATAGGGAGAATATTAGTGGATTTATCTTTTGTATTCCAATTTCGATAACCGATGCAATGACCTACGCCATTGATAACACCTGCTGCCCAAAAAGGAATCCAAGCCATCTGAATCAACCAGATAACTATACCCCAACCATTAAACATTAATGTATTGAATATCAGTAATAAAGTAAAACCGACTTTACTATATTTACTGTAAACATTATTTTCGACCCAATCATCAGGTGTGCCTACGCCGTAGATTTTAACCATCTGTTTATCTTCGGCTGATTTTGCATATAACTTTGCACCACCATATAACATTTTCAAAAGACCTTCGTTATGTGGTGAGTGTGGGTCACCTACTTTATCTGTATTGGCGTGGTGTTTACGATGAACTGCAACCCATTCTTTTGTGACCATGCCAGTTGTTAACCACAACCAGAAACGCATGAAGTGACCTAATACAGGAGAAAACTCAATACCTCGATGTGCTTGTCCTCTATGCAAAAACAGCGTCACACAAATAATTGTAATGTGTGTGCATACAAGCAGGTAGATTAGTTCTATCAAGCGGCTTTACCCCACACATCATCCCAATTTCCTGACAAGGCACCCTTGGCATAATCGGTCACTCGGTTCTCAAAGAAGTTACCATGCACAGGTGAGTTGACCATTTCTTCAACCCATGGCAATGGATTCTTTTTAACCTTAAAGATACCTTTGAGACCAAGACTAATCAATCTGCGGTCTGCAATATATCGGATATACTTTTTAACATCTTCACTACTTAGGCGTTGCATGTCGCCCATTTGAAATGCGAGGTCGATAAACTTATCTTCTAATGTAACCATTCTTTCAGCAATAGTATATAATTCACCTTTGAGTTCATCGTTCCAAATTTCTTTGTTTTCTTCAATGTAAGTTCTAAACAATTTAATCATGGATTCAGTATGCATGGTTTCATCAACGATTGACCATGTAACGATTTGACCCATGCCTTTCATTGTGCCGTTGCGAGGGAAGTTCAACAACATGATGAATGATGAGAACAATTGCATACCCTCAGTAAATGCGGAGAATACTGCAATGTGTTTTGCGGTGTTTTGTTTCGTAGAGTTTTGGCCTGCAATGTCTATCACATAATCGTGTTTCTGTCTCATCGCATCATATTCTAAGAATTGATTATACATGGTATCTGGTAGACCCAATGTTTCAATAAGGTGTGAATATGCGGCAATATGCAATGCTTCACGAGCTGCAAAACCTAACAACATCATTCTTACTTCTGGTTGTGGAAAATATGGTAGATAGTTTTTTACATAACCACCTGCAACATCCACATCACCTTGTGTAAAAAATCTAAAGATGTGTGTGAGAAATTGTTTCTCACTTGCAGTTAATCTATTCTTCCAATCTTTTACATCTTCGAGCATCGGTACTTCGGTGTGAAGCCAATGAATTTGTTCGTGTTTTAGCCACGCCTCGTATGCCCATGGATAATAGAAAGGTTTAAAACTCTGTCTTTCATCCATTAAATCGTGTTTCTTCTTTACCATTTATTATCCTTCGCATGCCAGGCATACTTCTTCAGATGCCAATTGTTTAGTCCTTGTTTCCATGCCTGATAATGAACTGCATGTAAATATTTCACATTGGTGTCAGGCCTGAAAAACAAGTTGATGCTTTGCGCCTGGTCAATGAAACTTTGTCTGTTAGCTGCATGGTCAACAATCCATCTTTGGTCAATTTCCATAGAGGTTTTATACACATCTTTTGACCATTCATCCAAAAAGTCGAGATGTTGGATTGACCCATCGTTTGCAATGATTGAGGACCAAATCTCATTGTAGTCGAGTTTAGTGTCTGCATCACATTTCTCCTTGATAATCTTATCGAGGTATTTGTTTTTGTTTAAATGTGAACCACTCAGAGTATCTTGTCTGTATGCGTTAGCTCTAAAAGGCTCAACAGAAGGAGAGGTATTCCCCATGAGAATGGAAGAAGAAGCATTGGGTGCCACAGCCATAACATGTGCAAACCTACGACCAGTACCAACACAATCAGGTGCTTCGCCTCTTTCACTACCCAATTTAAGATTTGCGGCATCTAGTCCCTCCCTAATGTGTTTGAACATTTTAATATTCGCACCAGTTGCCATTGGTGATTCCCATGCAAGGTTGTTCTTTTGTAGATATGCATGAAATCCTAACGCACCAATTCCAATACTGCGTTCACGACTGGCTGAGTAAATGGCACGCTTAACGGCGGAAGGTGCATTATCAATAAAATACTGAAGAACATTATCAAGCATTTCTGCAACATCAGCAAGGAAAAGAGGATTGTTTTTCCACTCATCGAAATACTCCAAATTCAAAGATGATAGACAACAAACTGCCGTTCTTTTTTTATCTGTTGGTAGAATAATTTCACTACACAAATTAGATTGTTTAATTGATAGACCTAATTTCTTTTGAAACTCTGGCATCAATCGATTACTTGTATCAATGAAATGCAAATATGGTTCACCTGTTTGCATACGAATTTCTAAAACTCGTTGCCATAATTCTTTTGCAGATACAACCTCTCTTACTTCACCACTATGCGGGTCTTTGAGTTCCCATGAATCATCTGCACTTGGGTCTAACATACACTTTTCAATGATATGCATGAAGTCATCGGTGATGTTAATGCCATGGTGTAAATTTTGGCAACGCATGTTTTGGTCGCCAGTTGGTTTTCTCATCTCCAAAAATATAAGAATGTCTGGATGACTGATATCAAGATAAGCAGCGTAACTACCCCGTCTAGTGCGTCCTTGGCGATAAGCAAGAGAAGAAGCGTCATAAGTCCTAAGATGAGGCATAACGCCGACACTTTTATCATCAGCACTACGAATACCAATACCGATTCCAACCCCACCACCTAGCATTGAGAGCCAGTTAACTTCCGCCAAACAGTCAACGAGACCTTCCGCAGAATCATCCAAATACGGAAGAAAACATGAAATAGGAAGACCACGCTTAGACCTACCAAAAGATAAAATGGGAGTAGAATAAGAAAGCCAATGTCGAGAGCTATACTCATATAACCTCTGCGAGTGTTCACTAGACGACCCAAAATGTTTAGAGACATATGCAAACCTTTCTTGCGGAGAAATTTCATCTTCTCGCATGTAACTTTCTTTTAATCTTTTGATTCCTAGTTCATCGAACAAATTATCCCGAGAATAGTCAACCGTGATGCCATGAATTATATCAGACATGTATAATGCTCCAAATTGTTATTATTGTTTTTCTACAAACTCTTTCGCCATCGGAAATACTTTGGCGATTACTTCAGCACATTTCTGTGCGATTTGCATGTGTTCTTTCTGTGTGCCGTTTGCCGAACGGAGTTGTATGTAGTGAATCCAACTACGCAAAGTTCCATTCATATACAAACGAGAGACAGTATTGCCTTCGGGCAGAACAGCCCTGGCCTGCTCTTTTGCGATACCCTTTGCAACTGCCCATTCATAAACTTCTAGTGCGTGTGCAATGAGTTCCTTTTGTTTCATTCTCCATTCATCACCAATTAAAGCCTGTCCCAAAGTACCATCCAATGCAATACTGTTTTGTCTATTTTTTGGGTCTTGTAGTCTGGCTTCTCTGAGAACAAAGGATAAATCTTTGGTTGGGTCTGCGTATCGTTGTGAAAATTCTTGGAAAGAAAAACTACGATGGCGCAACATTTGTCTGGCTATATCCCTTGTGGTTTCAATTTCTAAACACATGTTCACCATTTCAAGTGGAGACCAGTGCTGATTCTTAATGAGATAACGAATTAACTTCTCGCTTGTTTCTTTATTTGACTGATTACCTGGGTTTGATACCCTTGCACAAAACGCCACTAACTCTGTGGTGTTCTCCGCAAAATAACTCTCAGGTTGCGAATAACTAATCAATTCTACTTTCATATTATACTTTCTTCCACATGTTAAACTTCAACTGCGCTTCAATGCCTTTGAATGTGTTACTACTTATAATTTCTTCTACCTCATCCTGAGACTTTCCGGATAAAATAATTTCATTTATATCTTTACCTTGAATCGTGTTTGGCCATATTACTACATCATACTTCAACCCGATTGCATTTTGCATCATCTTTACAATTTCTTTGTTGCGAGGTTCGTTATCAAAGATTAAAACTATTTTATCTGATGAAATTTCGTCTGCACAAAGAACCAAGTTTGCATCGCCAGAGGCAATACAGTTTTTGATGAATAATGAATCAAGTGGACCTTCTACGATTCTAACTGGTTGATTTAAGTCAACCCTGTCCATACCATAAATTAATTTCTTTTGACTATCATTTGTGCGAATAGTAACATAACGGAGTGTTTTGTCACCAGTTTCTAATGCACGACCTGATACTGCAATTAACTCATTATACTCATCATAAAATGGAATTACAAGCCTTGCATCATCAACTATTTGCTTGCCATGATTTGGTACGATTGTCGTTACAAATTGATTATAATGCTTTGTAAACATCAATTTGTCGTGAAATTTTAAGGGTATGCTTCTCTTTGTCGCATATTCTAAACAAAAATGTCCACTTGGCAACTTGTTGAGCCATTCGCCGTGTTCGAACACCTTTTGTTTGTCGAGTTTATCAAACCGTGGCGGTTGTATGTTGAGGATTGTGTTCGCACTATGGGAGTTATTGGTTTCACCTGATTTGTATTTTTCGAGAACGAATTCTCTATGTAGGGATTCGTCCACGGCTTTAATGAAGTTACCAACACCGATACTTACTCCACAGTTATGGCAACGATAGAATAGATTGTTGCCTTTGGGAAAAACATAACCTCTCGCCTTTGTTTTGTTCTTTTGAGAATCGCCACAAATAGGGCAAGAGAAATTCCATAGGTAATCTTTCTTCTGCTTAAAATTACGCAAGCGAGAAGAAAGTAACCTTACATACTTAGATTCTACGGGCAATGACATATAAACTCACATTAACATAAATAGGTGTAGGTCGCCGAATTGGGAGTTCGCACCTACTCTATGTCTAACATTCTAACACGGAGACACAGCTAATGTCAACAAAAACGCTTCATAAACATCATATTGTACCGAAATACATGGGCGGTACTGATGAACCATCTAATTTAGTAAAACTCACCATCGAAGAACATGCAGATGCCCATAAGATTTTATGGGAAAAATATGGCAATTGGCAAGATTATTTAGCATGGCAAGGCTTATTAAAGAGAATCGACAAAGAAGAATTACTTAGACTTAAATCTCATTATTCGAATATTGGTAAAATCAAATCACCTGAACATAGACAAAAACTTAGTGAGTCTTTAAAAGGTTTTAAACATTCAGACGAAACAAAAAAGAAAATGTCTGAATCTGGAAAAGGCAATCAAAACAGAAAAGGTAAACCTATGTCAGATGAGCTTAGAAAATTATACTCTCAAAGACTAACAGGTGTCAAGCGAGGACCTTACAAAAAACGAGTTATTTAAAAAGTGTACCGAGTACCGTCAAGTCAACATGCCCGATTACCCAACCCAATGCGATTGCCGCACCGAGAATCATCCACTTGTATTTTTCAATTTCAGATAACATTTCAGGCAATCTGTTCTTGTCTTGTTGTTTGTGGTTGATTAGGTCGTTTCGAAGTGCATCGATCCTAGCTGAAATGTGCCTTTCAACTTGGTCAATTCTATCGTGCAAATCTCTGATATCATCTTTCAAATCGGTTTCTACTTTCTCATGTTGTTCGTGTCTCTGTTCATGCAAAGTAATCATTTGCATGATGTTCACATTTAACTCCTGAATCTTTGCAATCGATTCAGAAAGTTTTTCACAAAGTCGGTCAGTCTGTTCAACATCTTTGCCGAGCAGACCGACCTTCAGTTCCAATTCGTGAAGTTTTTGTTCTTCAGGATACATCAATTATTTCTTTTTCTCTGGTACAGGAGTGCCTTCTAACTTCTTATGCACTTTAATTTTTTTACATTCTTGCACAGGTTTGCCATCTTTACCTTTGATAACTTTACCTGCTTTATCCACTTTATCATTACAAACTTCTTTCATTTCGCCACCGGCAAAGGATGATACTGCAAAAAGTGAAAGAATAGAGGCGATAATTAGATTTTTCATTGTTCGGTTTCCTTTTTATCTTTTTTAGCAAATTTTTCTGATGCCGTAAATCCAAGTCCGGCGACTACAATATACATCATCGCTTCATATACATTTGGGTCAACTTTGTAATCCCAAACTAAATCACCGATGAATCCTGCGGCACACAATATAAATGCAGCAATGGTGACGGCTCGCTTACTGCTAATGCCGTCATCGGTGCCATCAGTAAATAATGTGTGTAGTAATTTCATTAATGACCACCCATTACATGTAGTGCATGGTTGTAGTGTTTAATGCGGTCTTCCAAACCAATGTAACCACCATTGATACGGCGTGTAAGTTCTTTGATATCACCTGCATCTGCCCATTTGTTTAGACCATTTGATTCCCAGAACCAACATGCAGACTGAGCGGCACCTTCAAATGTTGCAAGATAAGCAGGAACATCTTCAACAGGTGTTTCAATACTATCAGCAAAGGCTTTATAATTGTTTTTACCTGTCAATTGAATCAGGCCACGACCACAATATCTGAAGCCATCACCTGTTTCTGGTGCACCGTTACCCATACGATTTGCATAAACAAGGTTTGCAATTGCTTCTTGTTTATTTGGCATAGATGCATATTGTCTTGCCATTTCATCGGTTGGGAAATACTTTGGGAAAATCTTACGCAAAGTTTCTGCTCTGTAATTTAAATTTTCTTTCAATGCAATAAAACCACCAGATTCGTGGGCGCATTGTGCGATAAATGCGGCGATTCTTTGTGGTGTATTAATATCGTAGTCCGGCAATAACTGTGCCAATGCCTTATGCCAATGTTCAACATAAGGATTTTTTGGTAATAACTGGCGCAATTGGTCGAGTGATAATTTTCTTTATATTGCAATTCTTCTGCGTTCATTGAAACTGCTTTTTCTACTTCTAATCCCTCTAACAAAACTTTATATTCTGTCGCACTAATTTGTCCTGCATTATAAAGTGAGGTGTATTCTTCGTATGACTGTGCAATTTGTTCTAAATGATTCATCTTGGTTTCTTTCCTATGACTTTTTGGGCCACTTCAGCAGAGCGACTAATTTGTTGTAACTTGAGTTTGCAAAAAGTTTCAGATACATTAGAATCTTTAGCATACAATTCCCTTCCTTGTTTAGTGAGTTCTACTAAGTTACCTGCTAACTTAGCGGTTTCTACATTACGAGGAATATTTGTAGTAAAATTTCTCAATTCAACTGCGGTAAAATACAGGACATCCGCATTTTGTTTTGATTTAACTTGGTCTTTACATTCTTCTACTGAAAGGTCTGCTTTAGTTTTGATTCTGTTCACCATTGCATATTCATTAGTGTCATAACCTGCCATTAAATATGCATCAATTAATGTGCAACCTGATAATGTAGATACTAACGCCAGAGCAATTACAATTTTCATTTTATACTATCCGATATTTGTTTTTGTTGTTTATACCACTCAACCCATGCATCAACTTTCAATTTACATTCGTGGTATTGGGTGTAGTTTTCAGCGACAACTTCAATTACCTTACTCAATCTCTTTTCATTTTCATCTGTTTGTTTCAAGTCTGGACATGCCTGTTTTAATTCATAATTTTTTCTACTTCTTTAATTTTTTCTTTAACGATTACTTCTTGTTCTTTGACAACTTTTACTTTGTCAACATATACAGTTTTAATTTGTGTATTTACTTCTTTAGATTGTTGTTCTGCAAGTTTGACTTTTTCTTCAAACTTTTGTGCTTCTGCAATCCACTCTTGTGATGCAAAGTTATAACCTTCTGCAAACAATCCAACAACAAACAAAATCCCTGCGACTGCTTTAATAATATTACCATATGCACCTATGAAAGGAATTTTAGATGCAAGACCGCCTATAACTAGACCAACAACACCCGCAATAAAAACTGCATGAATCACAAATGTAATCCATGCGGCAGGTATGAAAGACAAGAAAAAATAACTCATTGTTTTCTTACGAACATCTTAAAGGGTATAATTTTTTTCTTGGTCATCTTTTTTACACCTGGCTCGCCTTGTTGACCAACACCAAGACCTGCAATTTTACCATCACCTACATTGTTTACGGGAACATCTTCTTTCAATTTCTTTTTACGACCCTGACAATGAGCCCGTTGCGAAAATCCTTTTGGATTATTGCAATCAATACTTCGTTTGTATTTGTCTGACCAGGTCATTTAATTTTCCTTAAAACTTCTGCTATTTCCATATTAACGGGAATGTCAGAAGAAAAAATATCTTGTCCTTTTACACTCTTGATTCTTTCGGGCATATAATTTAAAAACAACAAATATGTTTTTAATACCGAATAGTCATCTTTAGCCATTTTGAAAAACAATGTTCTGGTCGTAACTTCAGGACCAAAAACATTATAGAGAACCACCAAGTGATTCAAAACCAATTGTTCTCTCAATTCACCCATTTTGCGATATCTACGAAATAATCGTTTAAGATAATTAAATCGTTTCATATCGTCTTTAAACTCACTCATAATGCAATTTGGTTTATCATAAGCCTTTACCAAATACAACATTATGTTTTCATTTGTCAAATCATCAAAGGACATTATTCTTCTTCTTCGTCTGTCTCCTCATCCGACATTAGTTCTTCCATGCGTTCTTCATCGCCAACTTCAGCGTAAAACTCATAACGACCATCATCGGTGGGACTATACAAAATGTAAATATTTGTTTTGTCTAAATCAACAATCACTTCTTCTCCATCGGGGCTGGTACCGTAAAGTGCAGATAAATCTAAATCGAAATCATCTAACACTTTACGGATTGCCAGTATACCACTTTCTGGAGAGATAAAGGTATCATCCAACTCATTCGCTAGACGAAAGTTTATTTGTGAAAAGTCCTCTGATTGTTCAGATTCCATTTCTTCTTGGTCATTTTCAACCAAGGACATTTCATCTAGGTACTGTTTAAATTTCATAATTATTCTGCAAAGTTGGTGTCATCTGCACCGTCACCAGTCATTGAACCCATCGCAACTAATGTTTCGATTTGAACACGACCTGCACGACCGCCTGTACCTTCTTTACGCAATACCCAACCTGCGTGAGCACCTTTGTTTGTTGCATCTTGACCATCAAGAGCAATAGTGATAACTGAACCTGTACCACCTGCACCACCAACTGTCAGACCTACTGTTGATGAATTATAATCTTCACCTGCAGCAGTAACTTTTGTCGAACCTACACCCAATGACAAGTTTGCTCTGAAACCAAAACCAGAACCTGTGTTAGATGTGAATGGGTTGTTTGTTAATGTTGGAACTGCGGTGTAATCACCAACTGTTGAAATTGTGACACCAGTAACATTACCACTTCCGTTAACAGAAGTAATTGTTAATATTGCAGAAGTTCCTGTACCGCCTGTTGCAGTAAAGGTGTTACCTACTGCATAACCAGTACCTTCAGCAGTAATTGATGCGGCAACAACTTTTGCGTTAGCAATTGCAGTTGCTTGTGTTGTGTTAGCACCAGTAATTGTAATTGTTGGGCGAGCGGTAAAACCAGAACCCGCTTCAACGATTGTTAATGATGCTACATTACCTACGCCTACTGTTTCGTCTGGTGATACACCAAAGACACCTAATTCGATGCCCGAAACAAAAACATCGGCTGTTGTGTTTCCGTATAATGTTGAACCATTAGCGGAAACGCCGAGGCCAGAAGCAACCGCATTTTTAGGTGCGCCTGCCGCTTGGTCTACATTTGTCCATAAAGCCATTTTTCTCTCCTAAGAATTGTTTTTATATGATATTTATGTTGTCAATCAAAATTACATTTTAACTTCAGATTTGCTGATAATTGGATCTTTTTGAAAAGTTTCAGCAGATTCTTTTTTCTTTTTAGCAACACCTTTGACAATCTGAGCCTTCTTAGACATTTCTTCTTCTTTGATAGGCTTTTTCATTTTTTCAGATTGTTTTTGCATTGCCATTCTTGCAAGGTGACGAGCAGTAGAATAACCCTCGCCATGCTTACCCGCAACTACCATCTTCTTTCTTGGTTTTGGATCGGGGTCAAATGGAGGTTTTTCGTTTGATTCTGAAACAGATTTCCAACCACCACCCATTTCTTTGTATTTCTTTGCAGCCCAACCGTTTGCATATGCAGATGGATAAACATCAAACTTGGCCTTTGCTTGTGATTTTGCTTGGGCCCATTTCTCTGGTGAAGTTGGAACATTTTTCTCATCAATTTGTTCCATTTCTTCATTCATATGACCATACTTCTTTTTGTACCAGTCAGGCATTCCACTTGTTTTGCGAAAATGTCTTACTGTTGCAGAATCATTTGCTTGGTCACGATACTTGTTTTCAGCAGTAGTATTGTGTGACTTCATTGCTTCTGCCGCTTTGTGTGCATCTTTAGCAATGTATTCTAATTCAGCATTTGTTTTCTTATGATACTCATGTCCTTCTAAAGGATGGCGTTGTGATGGACGACCTTCTTGCATAACTTCTTCACTCATTTCAGAGGCCATGTAGTTAGCAACAGTTGAAATGTAATCTTCTGCTTTAGTAATCTTAGATTGAACCCATTCTGGCAAATTGTCTGCATCATCAATCATGTCATGCATTTTTTGTGCATTGGCAATAATTGAACGCAAATCAGATTTGGCCATATCACCTTCTTGGTCATATTCACCAATATCGGTTTTATCTTTAATTTCTTCTTGCATTGCCATTTTTTTCACATGTTGTAATTGTTGATTGTATTCTTTTTCACCAACAGTATAATGACCCTCATCATCGGTTGATTTATGAGGTTTGTCTCTAGTTTCGCCTTTGGCGTAACGAATGCTTTTGAAAACATCAGATACTTTTTTCATCTTAGTCTTTCATTGCTTGTTTAGTTGCGGTTGCATACATTACAGATTTGGCTTTTTCACCATATCTTTGTTTGAAACCTTCAAGACCTTTTTTCATACTTTTTACAATTTCTTCACGCTTTTTCATTTCAGCATCGGTCATTTCTTTTTCGTCAATCTGTTCTTCAGATTCTTCTTTTCTTAATTGACTTAGAACTTCACCGGCTTTCTTTTGTTTTTGTGCTTGAAATGCTCTTTCTTTTGATTGAACATCTTTAACTGTGCTTACTGCACTTTTCACAACATTTTTAACACCACTCATAAGACCTTCTTCGATGTTATCAATTCGAACACCATTGGCCTTGTCAGCATCAATAACTGCAATTTCAGTTTCTTCATTCTTTACTGCTTGAATCGCACCTTGTGCCAAATTAGGTTGTTTTTTCTTACCTTCGGCCTTTGCTTTGTTATCTTCTAACTCCGCATTGTATTGGTCGTTGGTTGGTTCTTCTTTAACTAATGCTTCTGAAAGACCTTTAAGACCTTGTTCTTTATAAACACTTAAAAGACCAGAGAACGATTCGTTAACACGGGAAGAACGAACATAGTTTTGACGAGCACCGTATTTTTTACGAGCAGGTTTTTTAGGCTTCGAATCACTCTTAGCCATTTCATTTTCTTTATCATAATCTGTTTCGCCATACTCCGCACCTTTTGCAGTACCGTATGTGCCTTTGTGAACATATTTACCACCTTTTGATTCGTATTCCTGAATCTGTTCAACTTCTTCTTTAATTTTTTTGGCAAAGTGTTTTCTGGCTTCAGCTTCATGTTTCGCAACATGAGTGTTTGTCATTTTTTCTCTGTCAGGGTGGCCAATAAATTTTTCATGAGGTACGCCTGCAATACTACTTACACGATGGTGTAATTTTCCAGCTGAGGTGTGGAATTCCAATCTGCCAACATGTTCACCATTATGGTGGATTGGAAAATCTTTAGTTTCCGCTGCGGCACGACCTAATTTGTAAGTTGAGGCTTCACCAATATTTTCAACTTCTTCTTTTTTTACTTCAGCAGGTTTTTTACCTGCACGAAGATGTTTAAAATCTTCGGAATCAATCTTGTTGTTTTTATTTACATCAATCTTATGTTGGTCGCCTTTTAAAGCTTCACTTACAGTCTCGCCAGCCAAAATTTTGGCAACGGCATCTGCAACATTACGAGTTTTTTGGTTGTCGAAATGCATAGTTTTCTCCTAAGTTTTTTTTAATAAATTTCTCGCCATTGTAAGGCAGCAGCAACCGTTGCAACTGCTTGAGCGGCTGTTGTAATTGTTCTTACCACTACTACATATACTTCTGAATTTGTTGAATCATAATTCTGCACAATAATATTTTTCTTTGCTGAAGAAATTCCTCCAGTGCTTACTGGTGATAGTGCATTTTGTGAAGCTCCTGCTGGAACAAATCCAGACAGAAGTATATCACCATTTGCAGTAACATATGTGTCGGCGTTAACACAATATTCACATCCACTATCCGAATCTGCTGAGTTCCAAACAATTGCTCCTGTGTTGTTTGCCAAACTAGCAGCAGTTGGTAATTTTATAATTTTAAAAAGAATACTGTTTGTTTCTGCATACATCGAAAGATTTTCTAATTTCACACTTAATCGGTTAGGATAAGTTTTAAAAGTATTCTTTAATCTTAGT